CCAAACCCAACCGGTTGTGATCCAAAGAACTCTAATTTTATGATGCTAGACAGTATAGTCAAACAAATAAATAAAAATAAACAAAAGATTCAAAATCACGAATTGTTATCTTATTCACCAGAGTGTACAACAGAGTTACCTTTTGATAAGATATCAAATTCTGATACAATGGCGACTATTGAGGGTATTGTTAGGGCAACTATAAGAGTACATCTTAGTGATTTCTTGATTAGAAGTTTTCCTATTTTTTCAAATGTACATTTAGATGTCGAGAGAAACTTTGATAATACAATGTTAAATTATATCTCGGAGAAAATATTTAAAGATCTCAAAAATGAAACAGCAATATTTACCTCTACATACGAAGGTTATACTTATGCTTTGTTATTCTTAGAACAAGTAGTACAGATCGTCCACCGAAAAGTTCGTGATGGACAAATGGAAAGCAATGAAGAGATTGAAGAAATTTTGGAAATTTGCGATCAAGTACAGAAAGATTATGAAGCGATTACAACAAATGATCTTTTAAAAATGAAAACAAACGACATCGTCAATATAGCAGAAGCCTATGCCGGCATATTCACCGGACAAGCCAGGTTGGAGGATGGAAGGTTTATTTCCGAAGTAGAAATTTATACAGAAGAAGTTGAGAGAAAGATCAAGACAGTCAAAGAAGGAGCAGCAATTATATCAGGTAAAGGTGAGGGTTTTGATTTGTTATCATTCTTCGAAAGCGTCACTTTTGATATAGCACTTATTGGATTAGGACAAGCTAGGTTTGCATCGAAAATTTATTCACTAAACTCGGTTGTTGGTGATATAAAGAAGTTATTAAAGTATGTGATTAAAGAAGAACTTGATATATACACCAAGAAAATGAGAGAAGAGATTGAACCAAGACCATATATTTATGATATTCGTAAATTTTTTATTGGTGGATCTCATATGCTTCTGGGAAAACAGATTGAAGCGGGTGTATACGATAATGAAGTTCCTATTGGTGGTGGAGTCGGAAACTTTCCATATGGAGATGTTAATCATTGTGCGAAACGTAATATGGTTCACTCACTTAATGGTAGTGAAATATCCGATGAAAGATATGAAGACTTAAAAAAGAGAGGTGGGTTTTTCTTGGAAAAGTATGTTGTCGTGGAGCCAAAAGAAGCCACAAGGTTTCAATCCCCCTTTCCGATTAAAGGTATACAAAATATACAAGAATTTAAGGTATTTTTAAATCAAAATTCTTCCGATATCCAAGCCTTAGCTAATGTATCGGATTACTTTGGAAATGCTGTTTTAAGTGAAAACGGTGAAGAATATGAAGGAAGTATAGGTATAAAATATGGAGTTCGTCTTTGTTATTTACCACCAGAGGGAACCGACTTAGAAATTATAGAAAATGAAGTATCAAAAGCAAATAGAAGTTTTGTTCAAAGTCCTGCTTCTTTTCAAACAGATTCCGGCCAAAAAACTTTGCAAAGTTCCAAGTATTCTTTCCCTGTCGCTTCTTTTGAGCAAGATATTTTAGATGTAAAGATGATTAATCTGATAAATTCTGATGATAATTTAGATCAAGATCTCAAGTGCTATATAGATGAGTTAGTTAAGACGAAAAACTTCAAGCATTTGGTTGATAATGTATTACAGATCAAGAAGGTTCCATCGATATATATGATTTATTCTTATAATAACTTCTTGGCTTCATTAGGGGATACTACGGAGAGAGCATCTGGAGATGATGAGAACCCAATTTCTCCGAGCAACTTTGGGAAAGTGTTTAATGACTCAAAAAGTGAAGCAAGAAAACTATTTGTATCTTTCTATAAAAACAATGACAGAGATCCTCCAAATGAAGAAGAAAATAACGAGGATATCGTCAAGCATGCCCAAAGAAAGATATTAGATGGGTTAAAATTCCTTCCTAATTTTGAGTTCTCAATAGATATTCAGAGAAGATTGGTCACGGATTCACCATTTGATAAAGATGGGAATGAATGTAAAAACAACTTTGGAAAGCTATTTAAGAAAAAAGGTTTTTAATATGCCAACATATAAAATAACACCAGCGATCCCGTTAAAAATAAATGAAGATACCGGTAATTATGAATCATACGGAATATCAGATTTAACAGAAGTCGTAGATCAAAACATCAAAATGACTTTACTAACTGTTCCTGGGGAAAGAATGATGGATGAAAATTTCGGAGTTGGTTTAAGAAAATATTTATTTGAAAACGACACATCAATTGTGCGTGGTGTTGGCAACTTGCCGCCTCTTCGCGAGAATATATTATCCCAATTATCAACTTATGTTCCATACATAACAATTCAAGATTTAGAAATTAATTTTTCCGGAAACACAAATTTAATGAGTATAAGAATAAAGTATTTTGTGAATGAAAGTGGAACTTCCTCGGTATTTGATCTAACAATTAACGAAGTTAATAATAACGTACTTTAAAATCCTAACAAAAACTACTTATTTTAGTTGAGAGGATTACACATGCCAAAAAACAAAAATGTTGCTGTAAAATATACAAGCAGAGATTTTGAAAGCATCAAAGAAGATTTAGTGGAATATACGAAGAGATACTATCCTGATGGATACAGAGACTTCTCTGCTGCTTCATTTGGTTCTTTAGTACTGGATACCGTTGCTTATACGGGAGATATTTTATCTTATTATTTAGATTATCACGTTAATGAGAGTTTTTTAGACACATCACTAGAATTTGATAATATAAGAAAACATGCAAGAGCGTTGGGGTATAAATTTGCTGGCTCACCTTCTTCTTTTGGAACTGTGTCTTTGTTTATTCTTTGTCCAGCAAATACTGATGGAACAGCTCCAGATAGTTCATATTTACCTATCTTAAAAGCGGGCACATCATTTACTACTTCTGAAGGCGGTAACTTTATATTGACTGAAGATATTGATTTTGCTGATATATCTTCAGATATAGTCGCTGCAAGATTTAATTCTACAACAGGTGCTACAACTTACTTTGCTGTTCGTAATTATGGCCAAGTACAATCTGGGGTACTTAACCTTGCAACTGTTGACTTAAAAAACAGTGCTTTTGAGCGGTTTAAAAAAGTTCGGGTTGGTGGTTCAAATATATCTCAAATTTTATCTGTGTATGATTCCTCTGGGAATAGATATTATGAAGTTGAGAATCTTTCTCAAGAGGTAGTGTTTGTCGAAACAACAAACCAAAACGCTGCAGCAGACGGTGTACGTTCTATATTAAAACCATTTGCTACGGCTAGAAGATTTACTTTGGAACAAGACGATACTGGAACATATTTGCAATTTGGTTTCGGCTCAGAAGATGTGGACGACGGAGGAATAACAGATCCTTCACGAGTCGCTTTGAAGATGCTAGGAAAGGATTATATTTCTTCAAAGTCATTTGATCCTACTAAATTAATTACTACAAACAAATTGGGCATATCACCATCAAATACAGAATTGAATATTGTGTATAGATCAAATTCCCCACAGAGCACTAATATTTCTGCTAATTCAATTACTAATATTGCCACAAAAGCTTTTGTGTTTGAAGATATTACTGCTTTAACGAATTCCCAAAGAATTTTTGTTGAGAATTCTTTGGAAGTTAATAATGATAGCCCAATTACCTCTATCAATGTTGATATTTCCACCGAAGAACTTAAACAGAGAGCTAAGTCGTATTTTGCTACTCAAAATCGTGCAGTTACAAAGCAAGATTATGAATCTTTGATATATAATATGCCACCACAATTTGGAGCAGTTACAAGGGCAAATATCATTAATGACCCGTCTTCAACAAACAGAAGACTTTCTTTATACGTAATATCTCAAGACAACAACGGACACCTATCCGCGACAAATTCGATCACGAAAAACAATATTAAAAACTGGCTGAATCAATATCGATCATTAAATGATCAAATTGAAATTTATAATCCTAAAATTATTAACTTTAGGATTGAATTCACTGTTATGGTTGACAAAAAGTTTTCTCAAGATGCTGTTCTAAGGGCATGTATTAACCAAATGAAAATATTATATTCAGACAAATTCTATATCGGAGAACCTCTGTATATAACAAGAGCATATGAAATTCTTAATCGTGTAGACGGAGTGGTCGATGTGAGAAAAGTCACAGTAAATAATAAAACCGGAGGAGTATATTCTCCAATAACTCTGGATATGGACAAGATAATTTCGAAAGATGGAACTTTCTATCAAACACCAAACAACTCAATATTGGAACTTAAATTTCCAAATCAAGATATTAAAGGGATAGCAAAATAATGGCAATTAAAAGATACTCCGCAGATGCTGATAACACAATCACAAATGCTTTTCAAGAAAACCTAACAGTTCGTGGCACCGGTTCCAACATGGGACAGGCAGACGTTTTAGAAACATTCTCTATATATGCTCAAGAGAGTTCCACTTCAACTGAATTATCAAGAATCATTCTGAGGTTTCCTATCAGCGAAATCAAAGCAGATAAAAATGCTGAGATTATACCAGCTTCTGGTGTCTCATATTATTTAAAAATGTTTAATGCTAGGCATCCGCATACACTTCCAAAAAATTATAAACTTGATGTATTGGCTGTTTCATCTTCTTGGGAAGAAGGAAATGGATTAGATATGGAAGGATATTCTGATTTAACTTATGATGATATTGGTTCTAACTGGGTTCGTAGTGCTGGTTCTACAGCATGGACAACAGCAGGTGGTGATTATCATGCTTCTCCAATATATTCTGCTTCTTTTGATAAAGGCGATGAAGATCTTGAAGTAAATGTAACAACTTTGGTTGAACAATGGCTTGCCGATACAAAAGAAAACTATGGATTTGGAGTTCATCTCTCAGCGTCATACGAAGCATCTTCCTCTACAAACCCAGAAGGTGCAAGGTTTTCTTATTATACAAAAAAATTCTTTGCCAGATCATCAGAATTTTATTTTAACCGCCCTGTACTTGAGGCACGTTGGGATTCAACACGACGAGATAACAGAGGGAACTTTTACTTCAGTTCTTCTTTGGCTCCAGCAGCAGAAAATTTAAATACACTCTGGATGTATAAC